CGCGTGGACATAAGTTGTTGCAAGGTAAGTTTAGCAATATCAACAGTCGTGAGTGTCTTTGTTCACGTCCAGAACCCTGTAAACCCGGTGGGAGGCTTGGGTCAAGCCTTATAATTTGAGAGCTTTAATGTACAGTATGTCATTCTCAATCAATTGTGCTGCGTCGGAGTTCGGCCTGTAGGACCTTTCAGCATATAGCTTAGCGGGCCCCTCATGTATGACAGCTAGTACATCTGAGTGAGCTTTTGAAACAAATGCTTTACATCTATGCTCATCTACTAAGAAAGCCCCGCAGTCAAAGCATCTGTTATAACGCTTTGCCCGTCGGCGCTTGGCACACTTAGAAATGCCTTGGAAAGGCTTATTCTGGTTAGTTTTACGTACTAATTTACAGTAATGTACACAGCGTGAGAAGAGAAATTCTTTGATGTCTTTGGGAAGGCGTGGTTGTGCAAAGTGTAGGCAGCAGAGCAATTGGAAGTCGTGTGGGTGCATCAGAACGTTATCATTGGAGGCCTGGGTTGTTCATGTATCTGTTGTTGGGCAAGGAGGTCAGCACGGGTTGAAACCATATTGCTAGCTCGTCGGGATTCCACAATCGACATCTTAGCGTTCATGGAGTGAGCGAGAATTTCTGCATCAGTGGGTTTAAATCTCATTCCTCCAGGCGGGGCAGGGGAGAAGTCGCTAAGTACCGCATTAAAGAAGTCGAACCCGGCAAATTTCGCGTCATCTTGATAGCCTTTCCTGGACCAGCTGGCCGGTGGTTTCTTTTGCTGTTTGCCCGTGGTGTAGCAGGCTTTGGCGTAGAACCCACAGAATTGTCTCAATGTGCAAAAATTTTCGACTAGGTCTTTGAGTTCAGAGTGGGGCATGCCACAAGGTGCTTTTGTGCTTAGAGTTACGAAGCGTGATGAGCCATTATGATAGCACGTCCAAGCTAAAGAAAAGAGGTCCTTTGGCGTGGCTCCTTGTCTGGTTGCTTGCAGCATGTCCAGGATCTCTCTTATAGTCGCCCTTGAGGCTATTGAGTTCGATTCAACGTCATTAGCCAGATTTTCAAATTCGGTTACAGCTGGCATCAGTTCGTCCAGTTCGTTGGCGACTGGGTTAGCATTTGGAGGTTCGCGGCTGCCAGAAGGCCTAGTTTGACTTTGGCCAAAAGCTGATACGTTGGGCTGGGGCGGTCCAGGCGGGTTAATTGTGCCCCGTGGTGATTGAGTGCTGGTGTTCCCTTGTTCGTTCATTTAACAACTGACACACCTCACTTACTTAATTCAACCTTCAACTAAACTTAACACAAACCATGTCCCTTTATCTTGTAGATAAAGTTGGGACATCTTTGATGTAATAATGCGAGGCAGTCACTTAAGCGGTGTTGCAATTTGTGTGCCGTTTCGACGTCGTCGGATAATAGGAGGTAACCATCATCATATATTTTGTACGATACCACTGCGGCTTGATCGTTGGTGGTGAGGTGCAGCTCAAGTTTCAAAGCTGTAGACACCGGTCTTCCAATGATGTCCATGGGTATTCTCAAAATCTTGTCATCGAAGAGCACGGTACCGTAAGCTCTACATGGTCGTGTTGGATGTTGGGCTTGGTAGGTTGGGAGATCTCGTGTGCTAGTTTGGGGTTGCGTCACATCTGGTTTTGGTGTAATTTGAGGCTGATCGTGCGTTTGTGCCACCAAAGAAGTGAGCTCGTTAATTTTAATGTGTAAACGCTCTAGACTATGCTCAATGACTTCGAGTTCGCTGGTAGGTCTTGAAGAGCTCGGCTGATCAGGATTGAGTGTTGATGACTGCAGAGTTGAGAGTACGGTATCGATCTTTCCGGTTAGGGCTGCCAGCGTTTCGCGTAGCCGACTCAACGGTGTGCCTTGCGATAGCAAATTGCTTGGGTTGAGCATGTCCAGAATTGAGTCTACATTATGATTGATGTGTGTGAGCCACTCTAAGGAATTTTGATGTAGGGCGTGAAGTTGTCCAAATAATTCGTCTAAGGGTAGTGTGGCTTGTGGCACGTCGTACCTAGCAGGGGGAACGTATCCTAGCAGTGTGCGAGTGGCGTCCAGAGCAATGCTTGCGTTTGAGAAGAGGGTGCGTTGGAAATTTGTGACGGAGGTGTTAAGCGTTTCGGGCCCTGTCTCGGCACGTGCAGTTTCAATGTTCGCATTAGAGATTGAGCTGGTGTAGCACAGACGGTCACGAATAAGCTGCCAGCTGGTGGCAGTCGCTGAATAGAAACTGTCTAATCTGGCAGTAGTAGTCTGGAACTCCACTCCCAAAGTCTGCAGTCGATCCAGCAAAGTGTCTCTACAATTATTTGTGTTGTTGATGATTAGTTCCCGTGCACGGTCTATGTGGAGAGTGGTCACAATCACCATGTTTGGTCCAGCTGAAAGACTCTACAATAGTGGGTATGTGCTCAAGCGGGCAATTGGACACTTGTACAGAAGCACCTGTGATCGTGATTATGCAGCCACGTTGTGTTCCGTCAATGAGATTCAGAGCACCGTACGCAAAGGCGGCGGCGAGGACGGCTAAGCAGTAATATAGCCACCGAGAGGATGAATACGAGAAGCAAGGGGATGAATGATCCCCCGTGTTGGCCGCCAGAGTTGGGTTTGTAGTAATGGATTTGCTTGTTACCGTCACAATAACGCCCACCGTGTGGCAAATGATGCGTGTTGTCTCCGACGTGCGGTAGATGGTTAGATCTGAGGGTGTAAATTAATACGCCGGTAGCAAAACCTCCTGCTAGTGTGATGTAAACTTTAGAGTAGTCTGGAGGGGGGGCAAAACTCATGTCCTTGTGGTCGTCAGTGCTTGGTTATCCCGGGTATGTGAGTGTCTGTTACAAGGTTGAGGCGGTTAATGGCTCGAGTGGCGGCGATGTAAAATCCAATACGATCTTGTTGGAGTTCGGTTGAATGGTAAACCAGAGTGACCTCGTCAAACTCTAAGCCTTGCACTTCTGAAGGATACCGTGAACACACGTTGTGACTCTTAGTCAGATGGCGCGAGATCGGTCCCAGGTGGAGAACTTGTCCTAAGGGCGGGGATGGGTCTCTACTGTAAATTGGTAGCTGAACAATTTCGCCCTCTGAAGTCCCGGTAATGTCGTAGTCAAGAGTGGCTAGGAACTCGCAAACTGCTTTAGGTACCCTATGCGAGTCACGCTTGATGAAATGAGCTTTATAGTGAAGATTGCCTTGGAAGGGGTCTCCAATCAAAATGTTGAAGGGAGCTGCGATAGATTCTTCCCCCAGCTGATACTCGTCAAGGATCCTAGTTTCGTGGTCAGCCAAGGTGGGTGTGCACTCCGGTGTGGTGATGCCGGGTGAGGCAAGTGTGCGGCCGTAGGGTGCTCCAAGCGTGCACGCAACCGTAGATTGGAACTTCAGCAACGCTTTAATCAGGGTAGATTTGCCAGAGCCAGGTACACCGTGAATGATGATGGGTTCTCTAATGGGCAGTTCAGTGCGTTCAAAGCCGTGGTTAGTTACTATCTGTAACAGCAGGTCAATCTTCATTTCAGACTAATTAAGAACATAACCTTCGTGCTTTGGATTCGCATAATAGTTAGTCTACCTAGTCTAATGTTAGTAATTAACTATATACAACTACGCGTCTACAGAGTGGTGAGTTGTGGAAAGAGGTCACTAAGTAGGGGTTCGCCACTTTCGGAGGGGCCAGAGGAATTGCTGTGGTCTTGGGTCTGCCTATCTCTTGCTCTGTTCATATCTTCCCTATCTGATCGACTCGAATTGATTGTGAAATGGTCGTCAATTATGTCAAACGGCAGACTGACACTGTCATACTCATACGTTGACACTCTTTTAGCGTTGGGGTCACGGATCAGCCTGTCAGACGTGACATGGAATACTGGTAAATGGTCACCGGAACTTGGTGGTTGCATCCCTTTCTTTATTAAAGTCCTGGTTACCAACTGGTGTTTCTCCATTTCGTTCTCATCGAACACGTCGTATAATTGGTCGCCTAACCGGTATGCAAATAAATAGTCAATTGCATAGCTACGTTTAACTTCCTCCACTTTCCCCAGTCTCAGCGCCAGTTGTAGGGATTGGTACAGCTGCACGGGAGATTTGACAATACCATATTTGGTGAGTCGCCAGCCGCAAAAGTCGGGTTTGTTGGTTACCAAAGGCTTCGCCTTCAGTGAAAATAAAGGCTCTGCATATTTCCACCCTGGTCGTTCTTCACAGGCCTTATCTCTCACTAAGTCGTCCCCAGCGTAGCAAGCATTCACCGTAGGGTCCACCTGAAATCTAAGGGCGTCGTAGGCTATATTACACTCTGTGTTGGCGTCAAAAGTGGGTCCCTCGCCACTCAATCGCATTATAGCGAGATTCCCTAGGAAAGTTTTTGCGTGTGTTTTAATGAATGCGTAGAAGTCAACAATCTCTGGCGGAATTCCAAAATGCCTAGCTTTCCTCAGCTCAAAATTCAAGAAAGCCGCGTCTTGCGACTGGTCGTATTGAGTGTAGTCTGAGGTGTAGTTCGGCCTCTCAAAGTTCCACCTAGTTAGAACGAAGGAGTTGAATTGTTCGGGAGTTTTCTCACACATCACAAATACGTTGGCAGGTTGATGACCTTCCCTCTTTTTGCGTAGATAAAGTGCCATTGTAGTTGTTAGTAGCACTGTGGATTGTTTGAAAGCTGATATTGTTTGTCCAGCTTTGAACTTACATCCAACTTTTTCTAGTTTCTTAACCCATTGGGATTTGTTGAATAAAGCAATGGCATTGTCTGGGAAATCGGGGTCTTGCCTTTGTGCTCCCTGTTGCAAGTTGGAGGTAGGTTTCGAGAGGTAGGTTCTCAGAGCCAGTTGTCTGCAGTGGGCCCATAGGCGTTTGTCGAACGCTTGAGTTTCCTGTGGCACATTCATGAACTTAGCGTACGCTTCAAATAGTAAATCGCCAGCGTTGAGTGTTTCGTGCATCGCTCTCCGGTTCGAGTCGGCATCAGCTGTCCTGACTCTTTCTTTAATGGTGATTTTAAATAAGGCTTCATCTTTGGCTTGCTGATGCGGGAATAGTTGCACGATAGGGTCCTGAGTTTGCATCAGATTGGTTTTCTCTTCTCCAGACCAAAGTTCTCTAGTGTCTTTGTCTTCCATCGCCTCAATCTTTTCTTCGAGCTGGATTTTGTCATTAGCGACGGGCATGTGCGTTTTCGTAGGTCCCTCGCGCACGATTGGTTCTGGGGGTTTGTAGTCTCCTCCAGTGAGTTCATCCTCTCGTACCCCCGAGATCAAGGTTTTGAGGTAAGGCGTCGAATCCAGTTTAGCCTGGAATTCTCTATTGTCAGAATGCGTGTTGACGAATGTGATGGTTTCTGACGCCCTAGAGAGTGCTGTATACATGACCTGATCAGAGCAAAGCGGGGTGTCCTTATCGAGCACAATAGTGAGGTGGGGTAGTGTGAGGCCTTGGCAGCCAGCATAGGTCATGGCCTGGCGGCCTAAATCTGTGAGTAGTGACTGGCTGCGGAAAGCTGGCACTAGAGTCATGGCAGTTTCTGGAATAAGGGTTGCATGTTTGACTGCCCCTCCGACGTCCCGCTCAGCATGGACTCTAATGGGGTTCGCTAGTCTCCTCGGCTGCCGATGAGTGGCGTTCACGTAGTAATCGCAGTATTTCTTGAAGTGGTCAGTATTTGAGCTCAAAAGCGCAATTTGTGAATCCCTCTTATCGTTGTGGTACACTGATTGCCTCTGGTCCCCTGTCAGCACCACCAACTCGACGTTGGATTTAATGGAGAGGTAAGCGTCCACATAGCCGGCTGGCAGCTTCCCGTAGTCATCCATGATAACAACGGATTTGCCTTCACGTTCGCAGGCTTTTTCGAAGGTCATCACGCGCCTCGGATCAACAGCCGGAATTTTCTTTTTCCAGTCGGCGGCTAGATTGATCGTGGGTACCACTATGTTTACCTCGTTGGTGTCCACTGCTTGACTTCTCAGTAGCTCTTGTAGTGCCCGACTCTTTCCGGCGCCACCTGCTCCGTGAATCACAATCAAGCCTACCTTCCTTGTGGCATGTTCAGCGAGGGATACCCAAGAGCTTAAGAGGTCTCGATCTAACTTTGGTAGGACCAGCCCGGTGAGGTTATTCTTGACATCTGACATGAACGCTGTCGCTCGCTTCGCATTAATTCGGTACTCGTAGCAATGCCTTTTCAAACCATGTGCCATGTCTATGAAGCATTGTTGAGGTCCGACAACAGTTGTAGTGAATTGCGTGAGGTATTTCGTATTTGGATTGCGGAAGATGGGCTGGATTTGATCCTCACCATCATACTGTGCTTTGTAGTTCGTGAACCCATGTATTCTCAGCAACTCCACAGTTTCGTCATCGAGGGGGTTGAGCTTCACTTTAGCTACAGGTTTGTCAGGTTTGTCTTCATTCTCAGAATTGTGCTCAGTTCTGCTGCCGTCACAGTTGTTGATGTGATCCTTTTCCGAGTCCCCACAAGACTCCTGTGGATCGATTTCATCAGATCCTACCTTAGTTTCGGTAGCTTCATTTCCAGCTTCAGTGTTTGGTGAGTCGCAGTCGCCTGCTTCGAATGGCTCCTGGGGGTGGCCGTCTCCAGGTTCACTACAGTTCTCCAGGGGCGGTAAGTCGAAAAGGTCATCGTCATCAGAGGGTTGTGCATCTTGCTCGCATGCTACCTCCTCGGGTAAACTTTCATCATCACTCCAGTCGGTCACATCGCCTTCCTGGTCTGAATTAGCTGTCGCGTCGTTTCCACCCTCTTCAGTTATGTCCTCCAGTGGTTCCTCCCTCGTGTCGCACCGTCGATGTTGTGAGCTACCTTCGTCAGTGGCTTCAACGTTCTGGCTATTCGTTGTCCCTTTTGTTTGCTCACCAGTTTGTCCATCCTTCTGTGCCCCTGTGACTTCCTTCTCAAATTCTGCTAGCAAGTCTAAGTCATCTGGGGACGGTTGCGGGTAGCCCGTCACGTTACGGGTAGGCGGGTTTGATTCCTCGTCTTCAAGGTTATCAAACCATGCTTCGCCGCAGATCTTCCTGCGCCTTGGTGTCGTAGTGAAGTATATAGGGCGTACGTCGGTGACTGTCAGTAGAGCTGTGTATGATGATCTCCCGAGGATGTTCTGGAAGAACTCCCGCACACGCGCTCTTATCGATAGGCAAAGTTTACCGAGTAGACTTTCCATGAGGGGGGACTGGTAATCGCTAGTTGATTGCATGCCAGTTATAAACAACAAATAATTGGCCAGACGAATAAGGTCAGCAGTTGAAAATCTCGCCAGCTCTTCAGTAGGTATGACTTGGCGGATTTTTGCGAAAATGTCCCTGAGCGATACTGCTTTCACAGAGAAACAGTACAGTTGCAGCCTTTTAATGAAGATGTGGGGGTAGGCTTTTTGCACGTTCGCTTCCTTGGGATAAAATATCTCTGGTAATTTGACGTAATCGGATGCATGAAACACCCACACAGGTGGCAGTGGCCAAGGTAACTCAGGTCGCCTGCGTTGAATCAGCACGATGTGGTGTGCTGCTTTAGTTTCTATCTTCTCAACGCTGAGGTGATCTAATAATGGTCTCCTACCATTTGTGGCTGATCTGTATTCGGGATACGGGCCGGGTCCAATCTGCGCTGTGCTGAGCCACTTGAGGGTCCCGTATGAGTGCACATATGCTCCTCCCCCGTGTCCTCCCGGCATATAAGCGAAATGCTGGTCATAGTATTCCAGCTTGTATATTTCTGGGAAGAGGCTGGGAAGTTTGTGTAGGGCTTCTATGGGTAATACCAGAGTTCCGTATAGTCTTTCTAAATTTGGATTATCTTGGAAAAGGGTCCACACTTGTTGAGTTGACATGAAGTGCAGTGTGTCGGAAATAACTGCACAAGCTGTGCTGACTTGTGGGCATACATGAGGATTGGTTATACCGAATCTTAGGACATCCTTGGGTTCATGGCAATAATTCTTGAAAATGTCACCACTCGGTCCTCTTCTCAGCAAGTGTAGCTTGGCCCTCTTTAGTTGTATCAGTGTTACTGGTTCTTTGGGCAGATAGCGGCCGATGATGTCCAGACAGTCGTTTTCAATAATTTTGTCGGCCGCATGTGTGTGTGAAGTGGTGGCGAAAGGGGAGGTGGTGATTCCAATGCGTTCTAATGTGAGTGCTTCCGTTTGATTGACGGCATATGGTGCAATAGTCATCGCCTTAGTAGCTGCAGTTTTCGCAGCTGAAAGGCAATCTTGCGAGTAAGCCGCCCTCGCATTGGGGTCGGAAATTTGATCGAGTAGTTTCTGCACAGTGGTCATACTTTAACAAACAAGTGTACAGGGCTTCGCTAAGTGTCCTTATCAAGTGTTGTTAAGGTTTGTTTTGTGCAGTTGTGTTTTATTTTCGTTTCATTGTTTAGCTTACTCACATCCG